GGGAGGTGTGGGCGGCCCTCGCCACGATCCCGTACGGCGAGACCTGGTCCTACGCGAAGCTCGCCGCCGCGATCGGGAGGCCCCGGGCGGTGCGCGCGGTGGGCCTCGCCAACGGGCGCAACCCGGTGTCGGTCGTCGTGCCCTGCCACCGCGTCATCGGTGCCGGCGGCTCCTTGACCGGGTACGGCGGTGGGCTGGCCGCCAAGGAGTGGCTGCTGTCGCACGAGCGGCGCGTGGCCGCGCGCTGAGACCAGCCGCAACCTAGGGTTCCGCCGGTGGACGTCGAGGCGCTGCTGGCGCGGCTCAGCCCTGAGGACAAGGCGCGGCTGACCTCGGGCGCCGACATGTGGACCGTCCCGGGGCTGCCGGAGCACGGCGTACCGGCCGTCAGGGTCACCGACGGGCCCAACGGCGCGCGCGGCGCGGCGCTGCTCGGCGCGGGTCGCGTCAGCGCGCTCTGCGTGCCCTGCGGCTCGGCGCTCGGGGCGACCTGGGACCCCGGCCTGGTCCAGCGGGTCGGCGAGGCCCTCGGCGAGGAGACCCGCACCAAGGGGGCGCGCGTGCTGCTGGCGCCCACCGTGAACCTCCCGCGGTCGCCGCTGTTCGGCCGCAGCTTCGAGTGCTTCTCGGAGGACCCGCTGCTCACCGGGGTGCTCGCCTCGGCGTACGTCACGGGCGTGCAGAGCAGCGGCGTCGCCTGCACCGCCAAGCACTTCGTGGCCAACGAGACCGAGCACCGCCGCACCTGGTCGAGCTCGGAGGTGGAGGAGCGGGCGCTGCGGGAGCTCTACCTCGTGCCCTTCGAGCACCTCGTCCGGGCGGGCGTGCTGGCCGTCATGACCGCCTACAACCGGGTGAACGGCGAGTGGGTCACCGAGCACCCCGGCCTGCTGTCCTGGCTGCGGGACGAGGTCGGCTTCGACGGCGTGGTGATGACCGACTGGTTCGGCGTCGGCTCGGCGGCCAGCCTCGAGCTCGGGGTCGACCTGCAGATGCCCGGGCCCCCGCGGTTCTTCGGGCCAGGCCTCGTCGGGCACGTGCCGGAGGAGGCGCTGACCACCGCGGCGCGGCGCTGGCTCACCCTGCTCGACCGGGTCGGCGCGTGGGGCGACGTCGAGACGCCGGAGCGCGCCGAGGACGACCCGGCCCGTCGTGAGGTGGCCCGGGAGGCGGCGGCGGACGCGACCGTGCTGCTGCACGACGACGGCCTCCTTCCCCTGTCCGGCAAGGGAAGGGTGGCGCTGATCGGGCCGCACGCCCTCACCGCGCACGTCATGGGGGGCGGTTCGGCGCAGCTGCGCCCGCACCGGGTGCGCACCCTCGCCGACGAGCTCGCCGCCCGCGGCCTCGACCTGCGGGTGGAGCCCGGGTGCCTGCTGGACGGCGCGGCACGCCCGCTCGAGGTGCCGTTCACGACCGTCTTCCGTGACGCTACGGGCGAGGTGGTGGGCGAGACGGTGGAGCGCGACGGGCGCCTGCTGTGGTTCACCGAGCCGCTCGAGGGGCTCGACCCGGAGCGCTTCTCCCTCACCGCGCGGGCCACGTTCACGCCCGCGGCCGGCGGCCGGCACCAGCTGTCGTTGCTGCAGGCCGGGCGGGCGCGCGTGCTCGTCGACGGCGCCGTCGTCCTCGACGGCGTCACCGACCCTGTGCTCGATTTCGCGAACCAGCCCAGAACAGCAAGGACTGGCTGGGACTGGGCGGGATCAGCCGCGACTGGAGACGGTCGTCCCCGATGGTGTCGATTCACTAGCTGCGGATTTGGGGGGATGGGCCAAGACGTACTTGAAAAAGAAGCTGATGCCTTGGCAGCTGCGAGTGTTGGCCGGTCAGACGGCGCTTCGGGATGATGGGCGCTTCTTGCATAGGTCGAGCCTTGTGTCTACTGCTAGGCAGAACGGTAAGACCGTTGCCCTGATGACCTTGATCGGCTACTTCCTTACTGAAGAGCCAAAGCGACGCGGCGAACCCGTCAAAGTGCTCTCGACCGCTCACCGCCTCGATGTTGCCACCGAATTGTTCAACGAACTCGGCCCGATCCTTGAAGAATACTTCGGAGCTAAATTAAATCGGCAATACAGCCGGAACGAGGCCAGGATGCCGGACGGCTCACGCTGGCTGGTGCGCGCAGCCTCAGCGTCGATCGGTCACGGCTTAAGTCTTGACCTGGTGATCGCTGACGAAATTTGGGACATTTCCGCAGACGTAATCGACCAGGGTCTAATGCCCACAATGAGGGCCCGCCCCAACCCTTTGTTCAGCATGTGGAGCACCGCAGGCACAGAAGCCTCAACCGTGTTCCTGCGCTACCGAGAACAAGGGCTCAGAGCAATTGACCGCAACGAGACCACAAGCCTCTACTTTGCCGAATTCAGCCCACCGCCAGAGCTTGACCCTATGACCGTCACCGCTTGGGAATATGCCAACCCCGCGCTCGGCCACACGCTGACAATGGACACCATCCAGGCAGAAGCCGAAAGCCCAGACCGCGCCGCGTTCCTCCGCGCCTCAGTGAACCTGTGGATATCCACCGACCGAGGCTGGGTCAAGCCAGGAGCTTGGGAGAACCTGCTACACGAAGGCGAAATGCCTGGCGGCGGCATCGTTGCCGTCGAGGTCTCAATCGACGACTCGCGCTACTTTGCTGTGCGTTGCGCCCAGCTGCCGGACAAGCGTGTTGTGGCTACCGTCGCGTTCCATGTAGACACTCTGGCCGAGTGCATTGAGCAGGTCGAACGGCTTGCTCAAGACGCCCGCATCAAGTTCTTGGTCACGCCAACGATTTCGATGAATATGCCCAAAAGCATTGAGAACCGCATGAGCGAAGTCGGCTACGGGGAACTGCTTCGCTACACGCCAGCCGTCAAGAACATGATCGAAGAGCAAATGCTTTTGCACACTGGCGAGATAATGCTGGCCGAGCATGTGAACCGTGCGGTCGCTGTACGCACCCAAGGCTCAATGGCGCTCAGTTCTCAGCGTTCACCTGGGCCGATCGAATTAGCCCGCTGTATGGTGTGGGCTGCCGCTACCGCGTACTCGACCGCACCCGCGATGAAGCCGATGCTGGTAATTCAGCGGCGCTAGTGTCGGGTCTGGTGTCGGCCCTCTCGTCTTGCCTTTTGTCGGGATCGGATCACGAAGGGGGCCGATACCACCACAACACGAATCAAATGTGACACACTGACTTTATGGCCTTGTTCAAGCGCACCACCACCCAGCCCGTGACGAAGGCCGCCGCTGGCATTAGCCCGATTACCAGCAACCAAGGCGCAACCCAAATCGGCGCGTTCTACAGCTATATCGAAGGCGATCTTCGCCAACGTGCGATGCAAGTGCCTGTTATTGCACGCGGTCGCGATCTGATTTGTGGCACTATCGGCGCGATGCAGCTTGAAGCGTATAGGTGGATGTGGAACGGCGACGCAATGGAACAAGTACCACAAGCCCCGCGTTCATGGCTTGGACGCATCGACAAAGGCGTTCCGAATAGCGTAATTCTCAGCTGGACTGCTGACGACTTGCTCTTCTACGGCGCGGCTTACTGGTATGTTACGGAAAGAACGGCAGACGGCTTTCCCTCGAACTTCACCCGCTTGCCTTACGCGATGGTCACAATGCAAGATCAGACGGGTGTGATTAAGTTCGGCCCGTCCAAGCAGTTGCTATTTAACGGCTTGCCAATTGACTATCGCGACGTAGTGCAGTTCATTAGTCCGAACCAAGGCTTGATTTACACTACCGGCAAAGCAATCGACACCGCGCTAAAGCTTGAACAGGCTCGCAGCCGTAACGCCATGTCGAGCATTCCGTCTGTGGTGTTGAAGCAGACAGGAGGAGAACCTTTGAGCGCCCAAGAGCTCGCTGACCTTTCCGCAGCGTTCGACGTAGCCCGCATGAATAACCAGACGGCAGCTGTGAACGAATACATCGACGTAAAAGAGACTTACGCGACACCAGACAAGATGCTTTTGATTGAGGCCGCTGACTATCAAGCAAAAGACCTTTGCCGCGCTATCGGCATCCCGTCCTACTTAGCGTCAATCGCCACAGGCTCGTACAGCTACACCAACTCAGCGAGCGCCCGCGAAGACCTTTACATTTTTGGCATGAAGCCAATCATGACTTGCATCGAGGAGACTTTAAGCGCCGACAACGTGCTCCCACACGGCACAGGCATCAAGTTCAACATCGACGCATACCTCGCAGCAGAAGAACTGACTCCAATGAACCAATCCGCAGAGAACACACAGGAAGCACTCGCTTAATGCCTTACTACATCACCAAAGACGCCGAAGACTGCGCAGGTTGGGCAGTCGTCAAGGAAGACATGGAACAGCTCGGCTGCCATCTCACCAAGTCCGCCGCCATTGAGCAGATGGTCGCCATTTCCCAAGAGGAAGGCATTGAGCCAGGCGGAGAGCTTGAGATCGAAGAACCAGAGGACGACATGGAAATGAGCGCCGCACCCGTCAAGCTGACCGCCAGCGTCACCATCGACGCAGCCGCCCCAGATGGCACAGCCCGCCGCACCATTTCCGGCATTGCTGTCCCTTACGGCCAAGTTGCCACTGTGAACGACGGCCAAAAGATTCGCATTGAGGCCGGAGCCCTTCCAGTGGACGGCAAAGCCCCCAAGCTGTTCTTGTATCACGATGCCAGCCAGCCGATCGGCACAGTCACCGCCCGCGTAG